CGCCGCGAACTCGTCGGTCAGATCGAAATCGATGCGGACCTCGTGGTACTGGAGAGCGATGAGGGGAAGGTAGAGACCGGGGTTGCGGTTGAAGAAGAAGATCAGAGGAAGGAACACCTGACCCTTACCCGAGGTCATCTTACCCCAGTTAGCCTTCTTGGACTCATCGAGGTAGAGCTCGGAGTACATGCGCCACCAACGCTGGTAGTGCTTGTCGATACGCTGGCCACCGATGGAAAGCTCGGCAGTCTTGATCGCACGCTCGGCGACCCAGTTGCAGTCATCCGCGGCACCAGTGACGGTGGCGAGGGTGGACTTGGAGGTGAGCTCGACGTACATGTCGCCGATGAGATCACCGTTGCGGGCAACAGTCACGGAGATGCGACCGTTGTTGGAGGGGTTACCGTTCGTCGTCTGCTCGATGTTCTCCATCGCGAAGTTGGTGTGACGCTTGTACACAGCCTGGAAGAAGGTTACCTTGGGGTTGCCAGTCAGGTATACATCCTGGGCACCATAAGCTACGAGTTGCATGAGACCACCGGCCATTGTGAGAGTTTTGTACTATATAGCAAGATTTTAATTTGGCCTGATACCGCACGTCGCGAAAAATAGACATTGGTCTTTTCTATGTATACCACAAATGACCACCTACCCCGACGAGATTTCTGAGAATCCCGAAGAAGGAGAGATTCTTCCAGGGGAGGAGGAAGATGAAGAGATGTTCATGGACGAAGAGGATGTTGGCATCGATCTTGTCGACGTTCTCACAACCCCCGAAGGTGATACTGTATGCAGTGCCCTGGTATCCCTGGTACAGCAAGTACAGACACAAAATAAAATCCTGATAAAGATTCTTGGCAAGCTAGCTTAAAAAATAGAAGCGAGTATTAGTAAATCGAGGGATGAAAGACACCCACTACATATCCGAAGATGCAGACCAACTTCAATCGAATATGGAGATGCTTAAAAATTCAGTCCAGGATTTAGATTCTGATGAGCTGTTGGAAGTTCTGGAAAGACATGAAAAGGAGTGGGAGATGGACAACAAGAACAACACGTCTGTTCCGACCGAGCTGGGATACAAGCGTTTTTTTAGACCCGAAGAGATTAACCCAGCGACAGGCAAACCATTCCGTATCGACATGGATTACATTTCGGCGTCACATCGGCGTGTGATTACCCTGATGGGACACATGTATCACCGAGCGGCAGCCCTCGAAATTTCGGAATATGAACCAAACGATGATGGTCTGAAGGTTTCAGTTCGTATCAATCGCGTCATCGAACAGATAGATGATGCTTTTCAGATTGTCTTTCGTCACGCGAGAATGTATGAACGAATCAATAACCCGACATGCATTCCCGTGAATCCCGATTCCGATCCCATCTTGTTCAGATGTAACACGATCCAAACGGATACACTCTCACCCTATCAACAGTCTATTCTGGCATTCTTGAATCATACGTACTCGAATAACATCCGTCGCTACAAAGGGTATTGTTGTACACAGATTGTCACCCCGGAAGGGTATGCTACTCGTGCATGGAAGCCCAATAGGACGATCGAGGCGGAGCTGTACATGTTTTCCCAAAAGGAGACGAACCGATTGAACTGGGAGAATCTTACATCTCGTGGTGCAACGATCAGGGATGTCGTTCAACACGTGACGAAGTGTTACGATATACAGTTTCCCGAGATTACCAAGAATCGTCATGTATGGAGCTTCAAGAATGGAATCTTCGTCGGCAAAGAATGGGTTCCAAGTTTGGGTAAGTTTAGGTCAAACTTTTACAGGTACGAAAGTAAAGAGTATAAGTGCCTTGACGCCACGGTCGTGAGTTGTAAGTATTTCGACCAGATGTTTGAAAGCTATGAACATTTGGATGACTGGTGGGACATCCCGACACCCTACTTTCAGAGTATTCTGGACTATCAGGGGTTTGACAAGGATGTTGCTCGATGGATGTATGTGATGGGTGGTCGACTTTGTTTCGATGTGAACGACCTGGATGGTTGGCAGATTGCGATGTACTGTAAGGGTGTCGCCCGAACGGGAAAATCAACCCTACTGACGAACGTGTTTCAGAAATTCTACGAAGCCGAGGATGTCAAGACGCTGAGCTCCAACTCCGAGAAACAGTTTGGTCTTTCAGCAATCTACGATGGTTTCATGTTCATCGCCCCCGAGTGTAAAACGAACATGAGCCTAAACCAAGCTGAACTTCAGTCGATCATCAGTGGTGAAGATGTTAGTATCGCAATCAAGCACGAAAAGGCCAAGTCTATGAAGTGGACGACACCGGGGTGCATGGCTGGCAACGAACTTCCTGACTATAGAGATGCGTCTGGATCCATTCTACGTCGTCTATTGGTTTTTGATTTCCCGAAGCAGGTGAAGGATAACGATGCCGATCCACACCTCAACAATAAGCTGGCGAATGAAATTCCAGCCATTCTTCTGAAATGTGTCCGTGCCTATGTCGAATACGGACAAAGGTATGCTGACAGGGATGCATGGGCTGTTGTTCCTGCGTACTTCAAGAAGATCCAGAAACAGGTTGCGATGGTGACAAGCTCCCTGACAAACTTCCTCGAGAGTAGTGCCGTCGATAGAGATCCGAAACTCTTCGTACCCCAGTCGGTGTTTACTCCAGCCTATACACTCCACTGTACTCAGACACTCAACCTCAGTAAACCCCGCTTCAATCCAGATGCATACGCTGGTCCCTGCAGTTCCTATGGCATTGAGGTGCGTGAAGAAGCGGTGACCTACAAGGGGCGATCCTACAGAAAGCAGCCTGTCTTCTACGGAGTCGACGTTATTGACGACAATGAAGAAATCCTAACCAGTGGATACTAAAAAAAATATCGACATCTAGTAATATGAGCCAGAGGATAAAGGAATTTGTCCGTCAGTCTGGTGTCGAGATTCAGAGTCCGAACTCGAATTCTGACAACGACAATTTTGCCCGAGAACTCGAAGAAAATATGCTTCGAAAGCAGCGTGAACGTGCTGCGGGTTTCCGAACACCTCCACGACGTGTACAAGTTCCCCAAGTTCTTCAGAGGAATATGGTCAACAACAAAACGTATGAGGGAGCTTTCAAGGAATTCGAGGAGAATGAATTCGGCGGTCTGACCAACAATAATATTCGACAATTATTGATTCCCCTCGAGATGACTAAGCTTAATCCTGGTATGTTCAATGCAACAGTCGATTCTGGTTTTGGACAGAAGGATGCCGTTGTCGATCTTAAAAAGATACTCATGAAAACACCTTTACCTAAAACACCCATCGGTGAAGGTCTTTATCTAGACACCACCGAAATAAAGGGGTGGTACGGATCGATGCGTGAAGGGTTTTCGCATACCCGTGAAGCTGGACCCAAGGGTAACATCGGTATCGCGTTTTTTACGGCCCAGTTTAAGATGATACTTTCCAACGACTTTGGTGAGTCGAAGGGTGTCACCGTCAACATCTACAAAAATGGAAAGATTCGCTTTTCGGGTGGCTTTGTAGGCACGAATATCGCCAACCAACCAGAGCTTATCAGACGCCACGTCGTTAACACATACACTGAACGTCAACCGTTCTTTTACAACCCCTTCACCTACAACAATCTCAGTGGACAGTTCAGAATAAATGGTGTATTTAACAGTCTATCCGTGTTAGCTCAACGTGCGAGGATGTATGGGATCAAGGATGCTTCCTATGAACCAGAACTTTCCCCATTCCTTTATCTATACATGGATGACGCAAAGTTTATCGTCACCAGATCCGGGAACGTTCAGATATCTGGTGCCAAGAACCCTGGTGACATGTTGAAGGCGTACGAAATTGGCAAATCCTTGATGGAAACATTGAACGATGATGGCCAGATTAGTGTATCTGGCCAGTTCGATGAAGGTGTAAAGGCTCGTACCAAGGCCAAACCCAAGGCCAGAGCCAAGGTGACACCACAACCCAAGAGAAAATATACGAAACGTGTGATCAATGCCAAGACTTGCTCACGTATGAAGAAGCCCGAACTGGTGAACCTTGCACGTCAGATGGGTGTTGTCAATTTCCGTGTTCAAGGAGAAAACGGCTTCAGGGCTGCCAGGAAGGATGAGATTTGTAGGAAATTGCTCAACAAGGTTGGTAACAAAACAAACACGACGTTTCGTGTAGGCAAGAAGATTTGTAGACAGATGAAAAAGGATGAACTCCTCAAGACTGCGGCAATCATGAAGATCAACATCACGACCAACGAAACGAAGGATGCGATCTGTAAGAAAATAGAAGCTGCACAAAAAATACTAGCCAACGCCAAGGCGGTACCAAAGCCGAAGCCGAAGACTGTCTCCCCCAAAAAGCCTAATATGGCTGTTCTTAAAAAGCGGGGTCTCGACGAAAATTCCATTCGTAAAGATATCGTGAAGCTCTACGGTAAGCGATGGATGGATCAATACAAGAACGTCATGCCATCCCTGAACAATGACGTCCGTGAAATGAAGAGTCAACTTAATAAGATGACGAGTGGTAACAAAACTGGTGTCCCCTTCAAGAAGAATGTCGATCAGGTGAAGAAACAGGTGGTGGATAAGTGGAAAGATCAACGTAAGCGTGACCTGAACAAGAAACGTATCCTAAACTCCTTGAATGTCAATGGTATACCCCGTAACATGGTAGCCACCTACAAAAAGAGTGCCTTGAACTACATCAACGTACACCAGCCGACCAAGGCTAAGTTGGCAAAGTACAAGAAGACGTGGCTGAACAACAAGAACAAGAAGACACCTAGTCCCAAACCCGTGGTCAAGGCGAAACGTGAACGGATGATTTAAAGTTTCGGGTACATAGGTATACAATGACGATTCGACATGCTATCGTTGGTCGTCTAAATCTTGGTAGAACGAAGTATGGTCATGGTGTTCGTGTATTGGATGATACAGTGACATGGGGGACCAAGAAGAACTCGTGGCTCGAGAT